CCCGGGCGGCGTTTTATTCACCGGCTCGGCCAATATTCCGACCGATGTGGCGTCAATTTCCGTTGCGAACGTACTGCTCGACGAGACTGATCGGTATCCGGTGACGCTCGAAGGTGAGGGCGACCCGGTCGAGCTCGCGAAACGGCGCACGGCAACCTTCACGCGGCGCAAGATCTTCGAGATCTCGACCCCGACCACAGAGGAAGGGTCGCGGATTTATCAAGATTGGCTGTTGTCGACACGCGATCGGTACTTCGTGCCGTGCTCGCAATGCTCGACCATGCAAGTGCTGACGTTCGACAACCTGATCTGGCCGGAAGGCAAGCCGAAGTTCGCGGTTTATCAGTGCGCCGAATGCGAAAACGAGATCGAGGAGCGGCGCAAGCCGGATCTGTTGGCCGCCGGCGCTTGGCGCGCAGAGTTTCCCGAGCGCGAAGAGACGGTCAAGGGTTTTCACGTCAACGGTCTGTATACGCCGATCGGGCTCGGGGATTCATGGGCCGAGCATGCCGCGGCGTGGGATCTGGCGCGCGGCAAGCCAGAAAAAGTGCACCCGGCGCGGCGAGGTGGTGAAGAGCGAGCGCGTCAAGCTCGCGTGGGAGACGCTCGCCGCGCGCCGCGAACCGTACGCGCTGCGCACCATTCCGCGCGGCATCCTGCTCTTGACCGGTTCGGCCGACGTGCAGAAGGATCGGATCGAGGTGCAGATCCTCGGGCACGGCCGCGATGAGCGGATCGCGGTCATCGACCACGTCGTGCTCGAGGGGGAGCCGACGCGCGAGGAAGTCTGGCGCAAGCTGGACGACTACTTCGCCGGCGAGATGCTGAACGCGTTCGGCAAGACCATGCGCATTGCGTGCGCGCTGGTCGACTCGGGCAACTGGCAGCACGAGGTGACCAACTTCACGCGCGAGCTGCGCGCGCGCCATATCTACGCGTCCAAGGGCAGCAACATCCCCAGCCGCCAGCCGATCGGGCGGCCGACGCTGGTCGACGTGAAATACAACGGCAAGGTGTTGGCGCGCGGTGCCGAGCAATATCAGATCGGCGTGAGCGTGCTGAAATCAACGCTGTACGCGCGCCTGCAGGCCGACGAGCTCATGCTGCCGGCCGACCGCCATGTGCGCTTCTCGCAGGATCTGCCCGAGGAATATTTCCGGCAGCTCGCCTCCGAATATCGCAACCCGAAAGGGCAGTGGGAGAAGAGCTACGACCACAACGAGGTGCTCGATCTCTTCGTCTACGGCATGGCCGCGGCGATGCATCACTCGGTGCAGGTGCACCGCATGCGCGAGCTCGACTGGCAGCGTCTCGAGGAGTTGTACGAGCCGGCCGCTGCGCTCGCTGCGCCAGCGACGAAAGAGCAGCTCGGCGTCGAGCCGGTGCGGACCCGCGGAACGTTCCTGCCGACCATGGCGAACGTCAAAAAGTCTTCTTGGGACGGCAACTGATGTTCGAGGAGATGAGCTGCGAACAGTTGCGCGCGCTGCTCGCGGATTACAACGCGGCCTGGCATCGCATGAACCTGGGCGGCAACGTCACTTCCGTGCGCTACGGCGAGAAGCAGATCACCTACAGTGACAAGCGCAGCGTCGAGCGCGGCCTCGACGCGGTGAAGACGGCGCTCGCGGCGCGCTGCGGCTATGCCTACGGCACACGGCGAATCATTCGGATGATGCCGCAATGAGCGCAGCCTCGATCAGCACCGGCGCGCACGCCGGCGCGTCCTGGTACAACCGCGATGTCGCGGCGTGGATGCCCTCACGCGGCTCGGCCGACGCCGACATCCTGCCCGATCTCGATACGCTGGTCGCTCGCTCGCGCGATATCGATCGCAACAACGGTGTCGCCAAGGGTGGAATTCAGACCATCATCGACAACGTCATCGGTACCGGCCTGCGCTTGCAGCCGCGTCCTGATTACGAGGCGCTTGGCCAGGACAAGGCGTGGAGCAACGCCTGGTCGCGCAAGGTTCGCTCGCTCTTTCAGCAGTATTGGTGGACCACCGCGTGTCATGCCGGCGACTCGCTTACGGGCGACCAGCTCACGACGCAGACGCTGCGCTCGCAACTGCTGAACGGCGACGCGCTCACGCTGCCGCTTTGGCTCGATCGCGGCGACGGTTTCAAAACGAAACTGCAGACGGTCGAGGCCGATCGTCTGAGCAACCCGCGCTTTGGCATGGACAGCGTGACGCAGCGCGGCGGGATCGCCCTCGATACCTACGGGGCGCCGATCGCCTACAGCATTCGCAAGACGCATCCGGGTGACTGGCTGCTCGGCGGGCAAGCGGGCACGTTCGCGCAGTGGGAAGTGATCCCGCGGCGGACGTCGTTTGGACGTCTGCGCGTCATTCATACCTGCAGCGGGCAGACGCGCGGCAAGCCACTCTTGAGCGCGGTGCTCGCGCAATTCAAGAACGTCGACCGTTACAGCAACGCCGAGCTGCAGGCTGCGGTTTTGAACGCGATGATCGCCGGCATCATCGAGACGCCGATGGATCAAGAGTCGATCGTTGATCTGTTCAACAACGACGCCGACGCCTACCAGCGGGCGCGTAAGGACCAGGCGGTCAAGTTCGAGGCCGGCTCGCTGATGACGCTCTTCCCCGGCGACAAGATGCAGCCGTTCATTCCGCAGCGTCCGGCGGCGGCGTTCGGTAATTTCATCGAGAACATGTTTCGCATCATCGCCGTCGGCTGCGACATGCCCTACGAGCTCTTGCTCAAGGATTTTAGCAAGACGTCGTATGCCAGCGCGCGCTCATCGATGCTCGAGGCGTGGCGCTCGTTTCATCGCCGGCGCGACTGGATGGGCACCATGTGGATGGATCCCATCTATGCGCTCTTCCTCGAGGAAGTCGTCAATGACGGTCGCATCGAGGCGCCGGGCTTTTATGAGAATCGCGCCGCTTATCAGATGTGCCGCTGGATCGGACCTGGTCGCGGCTGGATCGACCCGCTCAAGGAAGCCAACGCAATGGAAGCGCGCATCAATTCGAACGTCTCGACGCTCGAGATCGAGTGCGCCGAGCAAGGCTACGACTGGGAGGACATCCTCGAGCAGCGCGCCACCGAGATCGCGCGGATGAAAGAGCTGGGCATCGTCGAGATCGTGACCGGCCGGGCCACCGTTGTGCCGCAAGACGCCCCCGGCGCCGTCGACAGTGTCGGTCCGGTGACGACGCCCGTGGCGACCGACACACCAGCATGACGGCCTTACTCCTCCTGTCCGTCATGTCTTCGAGGGTGCCTAAACAGCGCCCTCTCTTTTTGAACGGGGCGCCATGAGATACGCACGCCACGCTGCGCGGCTCTACAACCAGCCGCTGCTGATCACCGAGACCAAAGCGCAGGTCATCGAAAGCGTGTTCCGTGCGCACGTCGAGGGCCGCGCGGCGGAAGTGGAGAGCGCGGTCGAGCATCCGGAGCCGGAAGCGTTCGCGTCGGGCGTGAGCATCACGCGCGCCAAGGGCGGCTACCTTCTCGCCGACAACGGCGTCGGCATCGTGCAGGTCTTCGGCGCTCTCGTGCAACGCGGCGACAACCTCGACGCGATGTCCGGACTCATGGGCTACAACCGCATCGGCGCCCAGCTCGCCGCGGCGATGGACGACAGCGCCGTCAACGGCATCCTGATGGAATTCGATTCGCCGGGCGGAGAAGTCAGCGGCTGCTTCGACCTGGCGGCCAAGATCCGCGGCTACGCGCAATCGAAACCGATCTGGGCGTTCGCCAATGAGCAGGCGTTCAGCGCCGCGTACGCGCTGGCGAGCGCGGCTGATCAGCTTTACCTGCCGGAGACCGGGATGGTGGGCAGCGTGGGCGTGATCATGCTGCACGTCGACCAGTCGCAGCTCGATGCGAAGCTCGGACTCAAATACACGCCGATTTTTGCGGGCAAGAAGAAAAACGATTTTTCCTCGCACGAACCGCTGTCCGACCGCGCGAAAGCGGAAGGCAAGGCAGAGGTTGATCGCTACTACGACATCTTCGTAAACGCCGTCGCCGGCGCGCGCGGAATCAGCTCCGACGCAGTTCGTGCGACCGAGGCGGGCTTGCTCAACCCCGAGCAGGCACTGGCGGTCGGCTTCGCCGATGGCGTCGCAACGTTCTCCGAAACGCTGGCCGCATTCGCGGACGTCGCGTCGGGAAAAACGCAGGTTCAAAGCAAGCGCGCCGCCGGCGCGACAACTCCAGGAGAAAGCAACATGACGACGCAAAGCACGAACGCGCCGGCCGCAGCGCAAAACAATGCGGCAACCGAAGCGGCGGCCTCCGCCGATCAGCTCGCGAAGACGCGCGCGGACGCGCTGAGCGAAGGCACCAAGGCCGGCGGCAGCGGCGAGCGGGCGCGTATCAAGGCAATCACGCAATGCGAGGAAGCGGCCGGTCGCGGCAAGCTCGCCGAGCACATTGCGTACGACACGGATCTCTCGCCCGACCAGGCGAAGGCGATGCTTGCTGCGGCACCGAAGGAAGCCGCCGCCGCACCGGTCAATCGGCTGGAGGCGGCCATGCAAGCCGTGCCGAACCCGAATGTCGGCGCCGACGCAGCGCGTTCGGGGAGCGAGGACGACGCAGAGGGCCAGACGATGCTCGCGCGCGTTGTCGACCTGCGCAACAAAGCCGTGCGCAGCGCGAAGTAATCACAAGCGCTCTTCCGTCTTAACTCTCAGGAGAAACACTCATGGCTTTTCAAATGCCCGTTGTGGGATTCGCGAGCGAAGGTGTCGAGAATCCGGACCTGCTGCTCGGTCACAACATCGAGCGGATGCTCACGTACAAGGAAACGCTGCTCTCTGGCCAAGCGAACCTGAAGCGCGGGTCGATGCTCGGCAAGGTCACCGCGAACGGCAAAGTGGTGCTGTCGGTGAGTG